TTGAACCTGCCACACGTTTAATCATCAACCACCCAACAGAGAAACCAGTATAAATAAAACTTCCGCTGTCGTTTCCATTTCCTGAGTATGCAGATCCTACTTTTGAAAAGCCTTGTTTATCTGCAAATAAATAGGCTATGTAGCTTTGAGTATCCCCATTAACAGAACTATCTACACCTACTGTAAATACACTACTTGTTGGAGAAGTATCGTTCCACCTATTAGTAGCTGTTTGTATTGCTGTACTACCATCAAGTTCAAAAAATTTACCATTACCTTGACTTGCAGTAAAAACAGTCCATTCTTTTGCAACATCTCGGCACTTAATAAGCATCATTGTTGGAACTGCTGACAATGAGTGTGAAATCGTTCTAGCAGTATCATTTCCTGTATATAAAACTATATCGAATCCAGCATCTGCTGTTTTTTTCCATTGCCAACAAGCATAAGTAACATTATTCTTGTTCATTGGTTGTCTTGAATTTACAGTAAATCCATCACTTGTAAAACTTTGAACTCCATTACTAACAGTTTCTTCTGTATCTTTAGCATTTGATTTATAAAGTTTATTTGCACCTCTAACACTATCTACTAAATTGTGATCACCAGATTCACTTCTAGTTTTAAACCAAAGAAAATCTGGTT